CTGACGTGGGTCCCCCGCAGATCTAAGTAAGTCTGACAACCTCACCTCACCTTATTTGAGGAGCTACCGGCTAAGAGGCTCCCGGGAATCTTTTTCGTAGTCCCGAAACGCTTCGCGGATGATTCCGCGGTAGTATCTACCCACTCTTTCTTGAAACCAGGATAAGAGTGATATTGCCTTGCTGGAAACTCCAGATTCTTGTCAAACCGATCAGCAGGATAAGCATACCTGGTGAAATAGTCTCCCCACACTAGGGGTAATTTTGCTATGAGGACATGATCATCCAAAGGTTGAAGTATATCTAGAGAGCGCAAATAGGCCTCTATGTGGAATTGTTGTTCCACGGTAAAACCATAAAGTCGTTCGACAAGAAGCCTGGTGTTCCATCCAGGTTCCAGACGAGGTATGTTCCCTCGTTTTATGGCGGCGATTGTGACAGCCGATTTATAACTGTCTGCGCCTTTCCGGTGTAGAGACTTCAACAGCCCGTCCTTAGGTACCTCTTTTGTAACTCTAAGTCCGTAAGCCGCGAGTTCCATGATAATTGGACAACCGGGATACTGATATGCGTATGATAGTGCCTTACAGCGCAACAGAACCTTAAGCTTCCCGCTACGGGTCCTATTGTAAAGCCGCTGTGTCCATCCAAAGTTAGCTAAAACCTTGCCTGGATCTGTGACATTAATCCGATCTTTTGGATCGAACACTATGCCACAGAAGGAAGCTGTTGAAATCGTGTCATGTTCAACAGCTTTAATGACTAGCCCCAAACGGGCAAAGTCCACTTCCTTGGGGGGTTTCCCAATCATGGTAAAGAGACCATCGTCCCCTTCAACCACGCCAATGACCTCTGTGCATCCTGCCTCTTGGCAGGTAAATAGCATGAACATCAGATTTGAAAATCCATTGCCCAACGAGGTGCACATCTCCCCTGACATCCGCGTGGCATTCAGCTGCACGCGGAAATGTTTAAAGACACACAAATTTTGACCACCTAACACCTCTCGAACAAGGCGCATGAAATTAGCACCATCTGGCAGGTACTATGTCATGTACGAATACAATTCAAATTCGCAGGCGATCATCAACTTCTCAACGAACAACGACTCAAAAGCCGTGTAATCTGTCGCGAGATATTTAGCTCCTTCACGATGTAGGCGCTCCATTATATAATCTGGGCGCTCGGCTACTGGGACATGCTTAATAAAGGCCGGGTATGCATAAACCTTCTCCTCTATCAGCTTAAAGATGGGACCCACAGCACATTTAAACTCATCAGACCGGGAGTTGATAGCCCGGGCGTGCTTGTAGGTCGGATACGACTCATCTTTCATGAAAGAACTGCATCGGAAGTAGCGATAGGATTTTTCGGGATCCCATATGCTTCCAACGCCATCCCACTGAACGCGCAGCTCTTTTCGGCGCCAGTCAGGGTAATCAGTATGTGCCAGCCAATGCTCCACAGACACATCTGCATCGGAATCAATCGGTGTCAGATTGTTCCGGACCCAACGACGAACGAAACGACTGAACTTCTTCAGTGTATCGTCATCAGCGTCAGGCGGTTTTATTGCAAACCTCTTCCTCACCCCAGCTATAGTGGTATCGGGATCGTGGGGGTCCGGGTGTGGGCAGGCGGCGCCTGCCACATGACATCCCAAACTAACCCCAACGGTCGGTCGCATATTAAGCGCGACCTTCCGCGGTACCGAAATTCGAGCATCCTGCTTTATTTCCTTAAGCGGATCTTGCTTAGACTCTCCATATCGGTACCCTCCCAGAAACCACCTTTGACCACCTTTCAAGCTAGGGTGGCAGGGAAATACCCGACTCGGTGTTCAAGGCGATCTTTCCAGATGCCGAGCGCGACCGTCACGGTATTTCCGACCACGTCATGCAACTTCCAACTTAAATACGCATCAATGTTGGTTGTGTGACTGGATTTTGCGAATGATTGCAACCTTGCTTGTGTTGTTTTCTCGTCCATAGACTGCATGCAGGTTGGCGTCGACAATTGGGCCAGCAGCTCCATAGATATGAGCATCTGGCCGGGCTGATGTGTGAGTTCACCCCAGACATCCTTGTTGATTAGTCTACCATTAAGCCTAACAGCATACTCAACAAGCCCGTAAATTGCGTTCGCGTGCTTAATATCGGTCATAGACATTGAGTCCGCTCTCAAATCACTATGTGTGTAGTTCGTCAAACTCACCATCCGGTATTCATGTTTTATGCGGGGGGAGAAGAGATTCCGCTTCCCGCACGACGTAAGATATCTGTTGATAATCCACCAAGTGACATGACAGTACACATACTGGAGGAGCAACGCTAATTGTAAGCGTGCATCATCATGATTTATCACCCATTCGAGATCAGCCAGGCAATCATCAAGATTGACCCAGAGAATGAGCGCCCAAAAGAGCAGGGCTGGAATCAGCGCATATAAGTACAGATAAGACTTAGGCGCATCCTCTTCCCACGTAGCAACGAAGTTCTGAGCCCATTTACGGTGCTCCGCTTGCATGCTCGTTTCAAAAGCCTCGAGTTTCAACGTGTTCTCTTGCAATTCACGCCTCAGGCTGATGTTGGCCTTCTCGGCCACATCCTTGTCTGCAGAAATCTCCGCAAGGGCATCTCTAGTGCCTTTCTCTTGCGCCTGCAGATCATTGAACGCCGCTGTTAGCTTTGCGTCCGCGCCAGCCGCCCTTGGCGGTCGCGCCTGGTTTCCTTTGGGTTGCCAGACAACCTTTCCATCTCGCACCGAGCCTTTGCGTAGCCGGGGTGCGGATGACGCACCGCTCCCACCCTTCGAGCTGGGTGGGGGCGGAGAGGAGGTACCTTCCTGTGGATCTATGGAACCATAGCGTGTTTGTCCACCATGTCCTATCCCGGGGTTCTTCTCCTTCTCCTTGTCCTTGCGTTGCCATTTGGACATATACAACCGTGCGGGTAAAACCCTATGCAACGGTGTCTTCGGGGTGGAAAGTCCCGGGATTAGCCTATTTATTAAGGAGTTAGCTCTCCCAAGTGACGTATGCGTGCTTTCGCGAC